CCGAACCGAATTCTGGTCTTGCGGTTATGCCCCATGTCCTAAACCTGACTTCCCCTCCAGAATATCCACTGTTCAGGAATATTGATGTTGTAAGCGTATTGAATGCAGGGCTGGTCGTTAATGGCTCGATTGTTCCCGGCTTATACGGGATATTGCAGTCTGAGTGTGGGCCCATGTCGTTCCCTGGGAGGTACCTAATTAGATATCCGTCGGTTTGTCCTGTTATGCACTCCACCGCTACCGGGAACAGCCTGCAGTATGCAACAACTGCTCTATATATTGCAGACCTTAGGGTCTTTGTTACCTCGAATTCGTTGATGTCGGTGTACCGCAGCGGTGCTTTGTCCATGCCACTCTGGTCAAACTCGTAACCGCCATCACTAATTATTTTTCCATCCATAACAGAGTATCCCTGTGGTGCTGTTGCGAAAAATATTGTTCTCAGCTGTTCCGAATCAATCTCATCATGGTTTACAAGATTTTTCACCATAACTATTCCATTGCCCAGGTGTATTAGTTTCATGCGTGCTCACCCATCACGAGCCGATATGTGTTTGATGATTTGTCTTCCCCAACCGAATCCAAATACTCAAGAAATTTCTCCCTCAAATACGGAATATAGACATTTGACGATATTGCAGCCTTTTCCGGGTTCACCAAAGGGTCTTCAACTTCTTCGTTGACGGCTGGATTTGGCGTTCCATGGGCATACCATCCGAGATACGTATACCTATTTCCAGACTCCACCGGGGTTACTTCGTGTGCAGCCATATAGTTCGACGGAAACATCAGTATGTCGCCTCTTTGCGGAACGTATTCAATATTCAGATACGTGAATCTATGGTGTCCGCCAGTGAAATCACCTGGTTCTGAAATGTCGCTACCGTCTACGCAGTTTCCAAAATACACAAGACACGAGAGCGTATTTCGTGACGCAAGCTGATGGGCTGGATGCGGTATTCCATAAACATAATCAACACTTGTGTCGCTATGCTCGCCTATATATCCACCGAACTCTGAAGAGTAATTAACTAAATGCCCCTTGACCTTCCACCATATATTTTTGAAAACGATAGGGAACATATGCATATATTTGAAAAGATACTTATCTTTGCAATCTTCAATGAAAGTAAATAATTCGACCACCTCAGGCCTGGTGTCCTGATGGACGCGAGACCCGCGCTTTGGCATTTTGTCTATTCCGTTTTTTGAAAAGAAATAACCACTCCTATTGACGTATTCTTCTAGGCCATTGTCGGGGTTTATTGCAGGTTGATACATGTCCCCCATTTCCCTGTCGACGATTTCCTTAGATATTTTGTTTGCGTACTCCCAGTCAAGGCTTATCGCATCAGTGAATACCACCACCCCACCGCCGAGGTGAGTCGCTTTAACATTGTTGAATCTCATTTATGGTCATCTTTCCGGGATTTAAACACCGCTTTCCCAGTTGGTATTTTACCCTCATCGCCGTATTTGCTCATAAGGTGTTGCTCGTAGTCTTTCACCAAATCAGGCATCCACCACTGGCCACCTATCGGCCTGACTTGCTCGAGTGTCGGTTCATTTGGGGAAATTCCACGTTCTGGATTTGCAGAGCCTTGGGCGAACCACGACAAATATGAGTACCTAGACCCGGATGTTACTTCCATTATTTCGTGAGCACCTAGATAATTGGCTGGCATAAATAGCACGGTTCCCATTTTGGGTTTTATGGTTATCCCAAAATATGGTATTTCCATTTCACCGCCAGTAAATGAGTACTCATCGCACTCGCTGTCTTCGCAACTGCTGTTCAGGTACACCAAGGCGCTAATTACATTTCTTGTCGCGTGCTCGAATGGGGGGAGCTGACCATATTTGTAATTGACATCATTATCGCAGTGAAATCCCAACTTGGAGCCAGTTGGGTACTTCAGAACATGCCCATCACTTTTCCACCACAAGCATTGCAAAGCCGCTGGAAACATTTCTATATATTCGAGAAGACATTGGTAAATTGTCTGTTCGCAATCTTGAAAGAATTGATGTTCAAGTTTTTGGATTCTGATTGGGGTTTTGTTAATTTCTTCCAGTTCATATATGAACCCGCTTTTATTCATTGCGTGCACTGGTATGCCGTCAAGGTCGCAAACGTAATCATATTGCTCCTTGATTGCTGTAACAGAAAGCTTGTCAATTAAAGCTATTATCTCCGCGGTTGGAACAGTGATTGCATTTTCAAAAACGACAACTCCGCCACCAAGGTTTATTGCAGATGAATACATTCCCACATCTTAGTTGTAGGCCGACCAATCTGGGACAGGGGTGATGTTTGGGGTCACCGGGGAGAAATTTGCACTAACCACCATCCTTGGTTCATCCGACAAGTTCCTGTCTGTGTAGTGCTGAATGAAGGAGTTGAAAACCAAAAACATACCATTCTCCGGCGTTATAGGAATTAACGTCTCAATCGTATTGCATACGCTTATATTAAAAATCAATTTGGCACTCCCGGCTGGAACACTTATGTAGTATGCGGCAGAGTAATAATCCACTGGGTGCATATGCGTATTTGATTTATGTGAATGCGGACCCACGGACTCTCCCTTGTTTAGAGTAAGCGACCAGCATTCATCTATTTTCATTTTTTTTCCTGCAACAAGGCTCACTTTTTCGGTCATCAGTTTTTTTAATTTATTACATTCTTCATATTCCGGGAGTGAATCATCTCCGGAATTTTCTTTCACATAATTTATATAAGTTGTTTTGTTTGTTGGAAAACTTTTACCATGTTTTTCTTTTTTGAGTCTTTCTGCATGACTCAATATTTCTTCAGAAAGCCGAGTGTTGTTGGCATCTAAAAAAGATTTATATATATTTATAGGACAGATTGGTAATGAGATAATTTCTTCATTCATAAACAAAATTTCTCATATCCACTGGTTGGTTTGATTTTAGCCAGACATTTACGACCATTACATTTCTCACCCCAGATGTGCATGGTGTTGTTTGGTGTATTACCCTGCCTGCATCGAAAATAACAAGTCTATTTTCGCGGAACGCTATACGCTCCCTCATTTCTATTGGGTCTAATTTTTTTTTAAGGTTTTCCCATTCAAGGGCATTCTGTTCGCCAAATACCAGTTTTGATTCAAATAATTCCAGGAATCCACCAACAACCTTTTCCTGCGAGGGACCATAATATACGCATCCAATTTCTGGCCCGTTAAGCACTTTCGAGTCTTGGTAAAGAAACGTATCTTCATCAACATGGGGTCCAAGAAATTGACCTGGCCCAAACGTTCTGGTCCAATATTCAAACCCAAGAACTTCTTTTACCGGAATCGTAAGATTCGTTTTCCATATCTCTCTAATTACTTGTTTTCGCACAGTGTTGGCTGGAGACGACCACCATCCATCCCAGAACATGTATGGTGCATAGCAGCTAGATTGCTCGTTGTGGTATGAATTGACTTCTGTAGCGATGCGTGATTCTTCTTGCATCAATCCAGGGAAAAACGACTTGTCCGACTTGATTTCATCAAATAGTGATGAACTTAAAAAGTTATCGAATATATTCACGTCCGGACACTATCACGGCTAATGTTTTACGAAAGTTGTGTGTCCGTAATTTTCCGAACTGTGATATGTATATCCATTGTTTGACTTCAACACTTGATGCATTCTGTTATTTGGGTGAAAGAAGAAATCGTCTCTGTATAATTTGCCGGAGTTGTTTGCAGCCAAAACCAAGAGCACACCACCAGAATTCAGCGCATTTACACAATTCTGCAAAATTTCCAAATCTGTTTCAACGTCTTCTATGCGCATTTGTATGAAATCAAAACCTACCGCATCCCCGGTTCCTATCTCCTCAAGCTCAACAACCGAGTAGTCGATGTCCATGTAGTTTTCGCCTTCCGCATCAATCTCGAAATCTCGGATAAACTGTTCGAAATTCCACAATGGCTGGGTGTTTGGAAAGCAAATATGAGCGTCTGGGTTGTCTTTTTTGTACAAGAACGTAGCTAGGGTTCCGTCCACTCCAAAGATTAAACACTTGTTCGGTTTTTTCAATGAATAAACATACTCAACTGGCACTACACCACAAGCAACCAGGTCCGCCCATGGGGATATCGGGTCTCTAAGCCAATCAACATACCAAAGGCCCTCGGTGGAACCTCTTGCGGCTACCGACATATTTAGCCCAACGGATTCCCTCCATTGATAGATGCGCTCCATTGATTCAAACGTGTGTTTTCTTATTTCTTCCGCTGTCATGGTCGGCTCGGAATCCCAAGACGTATTTGAAAGTGCAACCTGCACCATTGCTGTTCTGAGTTGTTTGTTATCCATTTTTTGCAGCCTTTGCAAGAGAGTGATTCCAAGCAGCTCTTCGTGCTCGGTCTTTGAGTGCTGTATTCATTTTGGCAAAAAATCTAGGCATCGCATTCGACGTATATATCGGCTCACGACCATTCCTGATATCGCTGCTGTACTTCCACATGCTCCCCAGTCTTGCAACCACTTCTTCGATATCCATCAAATCTAAATCTTTTGGGTCGAAATCCAGCATGTACGCAAAAACGGCAAGCTGTTTTTCGTTGTAATGTATTTGGCTTTCAGCGCTGTAAAGATTTTCTCCGGCAGTAGTTCTATGCCTCATTGAAAAAACTCCTCTATTTCTTCGTTCTTTGTAAAATCGCCTGGCTCTGTTGTTTCCCATTTTTTCTGCGGGTCATTTGACTGCAGCAAGTCACAGAACCACATTGCACCATCTGGTAGCTCGTAAGACATTAATTGCGGGTTCCATTTCACCACCTGTGAGTTTCTATTCGGATTCTGCTGTGGCTCTTGTATGTTTGGAAAGTCCGTGTCGATGTCTGGGCACGCTTCGTACCTTCCTTCGCTCAAAGCCTCTTCGACAATTGATAGTTTCTTTGGTATGCGAGGCACAATTTTCACAGCCTGCCCACTAACTCTGTAGTCTTACCAATGCCGCCAATTGCAGTTTCAAACATTCATATGCGTCGTGCTGGGCAACAAGGGCGCTGTTTTCTGACAGAGACATATCTATTGGATTGACCATGTCTGGCTCTAAGTCTTCGTCCTCGATACCCAAAGTGAAAGCTAGTGTATAAATGGAGTATTCAAGAATTTGAATCGCCTCCGCTTTTGCGCTGGCCAATTGTTCTGCTGATAGTGCCATGTTTGAATGCTACTCTGCAATCTTCGATTTGACGTTGTCAATCTTTGCGAGGAAGTCAACAATCAGCTTGTGGCCCTGAATCATCCCGTGGTGGTCTGAGCCCGGTACAAAATTTTCTGCATCAAACGTGTCGGGGTCAAAACCCTCCTGAATGAGTCTTTCCATGAGCTGTCTCTCCAGGTCTTTGAGGGTGCGCTGGTAGACGAGCTTCTTCTCCTGGGTTGAAAATGAGGATTCAAATTTCATACTGTCTCCATTGTGCCTATAGTCGTACGGGTACCCCAATTGTACCCTAATTCTATACTAGGGATTGGCCAGTTTGGGCATTCCGGCAAAGGTGGGTCCTATCTGTTTGCCATCTGCGTCAATACCTGTCTTAATTCCTTTAGTCCAAGTCCATGGATTTTCTATGTTGTTTCTTGCTTTTAGGTCTCCGTATTTCATTCGTGACTGGACAAGGTCCATGTCGTCCCAGAGGTTCTGGACTGATATTTCGGCACCCTCCAGAACCGTATTATCATAGATATTGAAGAAACAGAAAGGTGAGCCCGCTTCGAATACAACCGGCTCTCCAATTTTGGTAATTTTCCAGTTCATCTGAGATTCGTCTGGCCACCAGTAGCTAGGCAATGTCGCAGTCAGGGGAACAGCGCCATCCATGAAATAGTTTGGCGGTCCAGAAATCCATGTGTTGAATCCCTCTTCGGTATTTATTACCCACCCCATATTGATGGAAATCATGCCAATTATTGAAGATACTGCCTGCACCCTGCCGGACGCAGTTGTCTCGCCTGACAGAATTGTTGGTGGAGTATTTCCGCCATCCCACTGAACGACAAGCTCCTCCTCCATTTGCAGCTCCCAACCATAGACATTGGCCACGGTCATGGGAAGACACTGGTAGGCGTGCTTGTTGTAAGTCGCGTCCATCCAGTCTCTTTTTATTCGAGACTGCTGGATTAGGGGAGGACTCTGGTGAGTCTTCTTGAGAGTTATTTTTGTCATTGTGTGAATGTGAAACGATTGACCTGGTTTGTGCTTACGCCGACAATTCCAGGACCGTACTCGAGGGCATTGCCATTGGCATCTTTCCCATAACCCTGCCACTGTCCATGGAATCTGTCGTTGTAGTCAAACATGGTTACGGCTGAGTACTTTGTGCCTTTTGTAACAGGTTTGGCCGCGTGCGCATAAATGAAAGTGGATGGGAACAACACGATGTCGCCGTATCGAGGCTTAAATGTTATGTCCAAATAAGGAAACCACAATTCCCCACCCTCGTAATCGTCGTTCAAGTACATCACGGACGAGACGGTACAAACGTATGAAAATCCATGGTCGGCGTGAACATTAAAATGTTGCCCCTCTGTGTAGCGAACGTAGTTAATTGCCTCCATAAAATCCATGCGAATGTTATATCTGGACTCATAGTCCTGAAGGCATGCTGTTAGTCCGGCAACCGTGTCGTTGTATATGTTCTTGAGCTCGGCAAATTCGGCAGGGCAATTTCTCAAATGGATAGGGCTCATCTTGCAATCGACACAGTCTCTGTATTCCTTCATTACCTGACCATCACCGACCAGGGCTGGCATCCACGCAAATGGCGCTGAGCTACTATTGCCAATTGTTGCCTCTAGTCTCTGTGGGAGATTTAATCCCTCGTCCAGAACGTTTCTGTAGACAATAAAGCCAGCTTTGGGGTCGCCAACATATTCGGTCTGAATGTTTCTCATGTGCTCATCCTACCCTGCTAAACCACAGCGGCAAAACAATTCTTTCACCTTCCAGAACCCTGTCCACGTAGTGTGAGTAGTCTACCGTGCTGGGAAATATTAAGCAATCTCCGGCTATCGGCTTATAGGAAAACCCAACCTTGGGGAAGACGAGTTCCCCGCCCTTAAAATTTTCATTGAAATAAACAACTGCTGAAGCAATGAAGTCGCTGCAGCCGTCCTTTGGGGAGCCGTCCATATTTTGGCTGTCCGCATGTTCTTCTGGTGTGTGTCCTGGAATGGTTTTGAATATAGCTAATTGACTAGTGACCAGCGGCTTTCTGACTATTTCTTCTGCAGCTACTTTCACCCGTTCGGCAATTACCCCTAGCAGTCCATGAATGAATTCATTTTCTGTAGCAATCTGCTTACTGCTGTAATGAAGGACCCCTTTATCAGGCCCGTCGACGTTTTGGCTGTCCACAAGCGAGCTAATCAGTTCTACGATTGCCAAGCATTCATGTCGCTGCGCAAGGTTGTTTTTACAAACTATCTTCATCTATCTGTTCGACCGTGTAGAAGGATGGAGTGGTGTATCTGTGACCACGGGTAATCATTGTTACCCCATGCAGATAGTTGACATCCCCTGGATGCGCTACGGCTAGTCCTGGTTTTGGTTTTATCACGATGTCATGTTGTGGATAGTAGAGCTCCCCCCCATCAAAGTCATCGTTGTAATAGAAAAGGGAATTTAGGTCGTAATCTATAAACGCATTAGGCTCGCCATTATTCAACTGTTTGTCGGCGTGAGGGCGTTGCTCAATTCCCGGCCTCCACTTCATTATTACGGGTGGTCGCTGCGATAAACGAACGCTGTATATTTGCTCAAGGGTATTCTTCATCTTAACGATATATTTATCAACTATGTTAAAAACATCAATGGACAACCTTTCCAGTATCTCGCTACTGCATTGCCTATCGTTCCAGTATTCCGCGTTGTAAAGACATGTACCGTCCTCTGCGTAGACGCTTTCTTTTGAATTATTCCACTCGTTTATTGTCGGACAAAATTTTTGTATTGTCTCGATATCTGACTCGTCAATGAAATTTTCAAATACGTGAATATTCTCTGGTCCGGAGCCAAAATGTCCAGGTTTTATTTTCCATGGTGACAGAGAGTTTTCGCTCATTTTCATAGATTAGCACTCTCGCCGCTTCTCACTAGATGATAAACCATACTGTCAATATTGCATCGACTAAGGATTTCTCTCACGTGGCTGATATCGGGAGTAAAATTGTTTTTAAAAGAAGAATTAGATACGTCTTTGATTGATTCATCTAGGTTCAATCCATGGTCAAGTAGGATTTTTTTTCTGAGCCACTCAATCCCGATGTGTCTGTTGTCTAGCGTAAATATAAACATATTTTCTATTTTGTTTTTTATGTCTTCTTCGCTCGGCATATCAGACTCAATAAATACAATATTTTCCCTACTTTGGACATCGTCATCTCTAAGCGAAACAACAGAGCTGTCTGCTAAACCGATTCTACAAAATAACATCTTTGATTGCAAATTGCCAGAATTGGAGAATAATTCGTTTGCTCCAAATGGAGTTATATAACCATACAGGAATTCTTCCATAAATTCACTTGACATAACCCTGTTTGACTTTGAACATACATATGAGGCAATGCTCATATAGTGGCTAATGGGTTCCCTCACAAAAGAAAACACATCGAATTTTTCATCTTCAACGACCACGGGGTTGGTTGCAAAGTGACCAGAGACAAATGGGATATCTGTAAAACTTTTCTTGTCGTACATCAATCGATTATCACCGATGTTGTTTATTTTGCAAAGTAAACCGGCATCAACAAACGTTCCGTAAAGCGCATCACACACAGACTTGCCGGAGGTGCGTGGTATATGAAGATGATAAATCCTATGCATTTTGCCACAACGGTCGTTCTTTTATCTTTGCATAAAGTTCAATATCTAGTTCTATTTTGCTAGTAATTGACATAACTTGTCTTTTGTTCAGACGAAACGAGAGTGGTGGCGTCTCATTGACGAAAGAGTTGTCAGTCTTTATTGACGTATTAAATATTCGAATTAGAATAGTGTTAATAAAATCTACCAATCGACCTCTTTCTTCGGTGAGGCCAATTACTATATTTTCAAGTCTTTGACTGAGCTGAGAAAATGACTGAGGTTTTTCTACAAAAAAACTCTTGGATATATCAATAATTGGGTTGTCGAATTCATCAACGCCCACCTGTTTTTCTATACCGGCAATTTTTGAATACAAAAAACAAGATTGTGGATTTTCACATCCCGACATGCCCTCGAACCGAGAGTTGATTTCGTTATTGTTGGCCAAAAATTCATCTAAGAAATTTTCATCAAATGTGTCCCCTTGCTGAAGCGCGGCATATTTGGCCAGACTCAAATACTGCTCGAATGGTTCTCTGACCATAGAAAAAGAAATTAAATTGTCAATCAAGTCAATTGGATTCCTGCCAAAGTGTCCACAAATTATGTTATGCGACTCGGCTATTTTTGGGTCAAATACGAATTCGAAATCTCCAGGCAGGTATACATTGGGTGAGTTTATTGCGAGCGGATTTTTTGCACATTCGACAAGGTCGTAGTGCATCTTTGTCCCTGATGTTTTTGGAATATGTAGAAAGTAAAGACTCTCACCCTTCATTCATTTTTACCATTTCCATAAGTATTTTATGTTTGGTTGGAATCCAGAAATGTGGTGATGTATATCGAACTCCCGAAACAACCTCCGTGACACCGTGAGCGTACATGTTTGTTGACGGGAAAAATATTAATGTTCCAGGTTTTGGTTTTATGAAAATGTCGTATTTTGGGAAAAAAAGTTCTCCGCCTTCATAATTATCATTCAAATAAATGATTGAGCCATAGTCAACTATGTAGTTGTATCCTGGCCAACCACCAGCCGTTTCGCCATCTGCATGCAAGTCTTGATATTCACCCGGATACCATTTTCTGATACCCGGCTTTGTCTTTTCAAGCTTTCTTCCGAATTTGTATTCAATTTCATGCTGAACATTATCAACATACTGCTGCATCATCTGAAATACTTGAGTAGAATTTTTCTCAATATACTCAGGCATGTGGATACTGTCCGTACCAAGCTCGCTTCTGGAATCCCATTCTGAAGCCATTGAGCAATATGTAGCTATTTCTTCTAAGTGTTTTTCGCTTATGAAATTTTCTTTTATTACTATGTTTGATGGGTCTGCTGACGGCAGACTTTCTAAATCAAAACTTTCTTCTCTGAAGGCCATCCACAGTGCTCACTTGAATCCAGGTCCAAAACCAGGCGGGAAGAACGGTGGGAAGAACGGCGGGAAGAAAGGTGGGAAGAACGGCGGGAAAAATGGCGGGAAAAATGGCGGGAAAAATGGCGGAAAGAACGGCGGGAAGTAGGGTGGGAAATATGGCGGAGCAACCGGAGTGACGGAGTTTGATGCCGCAGACGTAGCTGAACCATAATTATTTGACGCAGTTACGGTAAATGTGTAAGCGGTACCGTTTGTTAGACCAGTTACGGTAATTGGAGACGCACCAGTTCCAGTAAAGCCACCAGGATTTGATGTGGCAGTAAATGTTGTTGCTCCGGTGCCGGCAGTTCCGGCTGTGTATGCAACAGTGGCCTGAGCATTTCCTGCTGTGGCTGTTCCAATCGTTGGAGCTCCAGGAGGAATACCTACATTCAACGAAGAGCTTGAAGCTGCATCCGACTGAACGCCGTAATTTGTTGTTGCCACAACAGTAAATGTGTAAGTCGTTGTGTTTGTTAAACCAGTAACAACTATCGGGGACGATGCGCCGGTAGCGGTCAAATTTCCAGGGCTTGACGTAACTGTATAAGTTATTGTGTCTTTGCCGATATAGGCAGACGGCGTAAAACTTATACTTGCCGCGCCTCCAGCCACCGTATTCGTCGCAACAACATTTGTTGGCGCGTCTGGCTTTTTGCCACCACTATCTTTTAGTGATTCCATAATTTATGCCGAAAGGTCTCCAATGAGCACCCATGTGTTTGCTGCTCTTTTAATCAGAGTAGCACCAGACCACTGCGCGCGCATCTTCTTTCCAGGGGTGGCATTCACCGTCACTCCGCCACCTTCTGTGATAGTGCACTGACCAGCTCCGGTTTGGATAATTGTTATATGTGTTCCGGTTGGGAAAAGCACTGAAGAATCTGGCGGAACCGTGAGTGTATTTGCTGTTGCAACACTCATCTCTATAATCTTGTTTCTATCAGAAAGCACAAGCGTGTAGCTGGCCGCCTGGGCATTTGTCAATGGTTCAGCAAGTTTGTTTCTTCCTATCCCGGCATCTGAAGAAATATCACCATCTACGATAGTTCCATCTTCAATCATGTAGGAAGTAATTACTGCCTGGTCGGTCAGAACAACAGCAGTGCCAGCAATTTTTTCTGGGTTTATTTCTGCGCCGTTTGCAATGTGAGTGTTTGATATCACGTCACTATCAATTGTCAATACGCCAGAATGAGTTATCGATATATCGCCAGAAATGGCTGTTGCTGTCGCCACACCCGACGCGTTATACATAACAACTTTTGCTGCATCACTATTAACGAGCTTGTTAAGCGGAACAGAGTCTTCTGTAAGTGACGAACCTGCAACAGCTCCAGTGGAAAACATTGCTGAAGGGATTGTCACTAGAACCCATCCAGAACCGTTAAACGTCCAAGTCTTTCCAGCACTTACGTGAAGGTCGCCTGATTGTGCTCCTGATGGAAAGTCAATTGCTGGCATGTTTAGGCCTGTGCTTCCGTCCATGAGAGGCGGGCAAACACGGTTGCTGATGCAGCACCAATGTTTCTAGCCACGATGTGCAGAGTGTCTGGACCATCTGGATAGACGCCAGTTGTTGTTAGCGTTGTTCCGCCGCCAAGAATTGAGTTACCAAGGTCTCGAACGTCACCGAGGTCAATCTGGACGCCGCCAGTGCCACCCACGAAGAAACCTCCGGTCACT